TCAGAGTTTTAGTTCTTCCTGAGCCAAGCTTTTTATAGTTTTTAACGCATTTCCCATAGCTTCACTCAACCTATATTGGAACTCATCTATTCCCTCATGTTCCAGAGGGCTTTCATCTAATTCTGCATTAAGTTTTCTCAATTCTTCAGCAACTCTTGAGTCTAGAATGAAAGACTTTATAACCAATATTTCAGATAATGAATCAATCCCTTTCTTACGCATTGACGCTTTAGCTTTCGATAACTTCTCGTGCTCTGGGTCATCTAACACACTATGTAGATGATCAGTTGCATCCTGTAGCTCTTGATAAAATTGATTATCTTCTTCTTTAGTGAAATATGGTTGGTAATTACTAGCAATATATTGTGGTATTAAATGCAATTCAGCTACGCCAATTGTATGATCTGTCCAATCCTTAATTTTGGCTAAGCCTTCGAATATTTTTTCGTAAGTTTCATATTTTTTCTGCCAAACTTGTTGTGAAATCCATAGCTTTTCATTGAAAGAAGTTTCAATGCGCTTTGTTGTTTCGGTGTTTTGTCTTAGCTGTTCCTTAAGGAGTTCAAAATTATTCGTAATTACATCTATCTTGGATTTTTCTTTTAGATAACCACCAAAATAGCCACCCAACAAACTTGCCAAGAATGTCATTAGAACTATTAGTAAATAGGTGGTTGTGCTCAAGCCCAATGAATTTAACTTTTCAATAAAATCAAAAATAAATTTCGGATTGTCCATTTTTCACCCAATTTTCAACTCTGCATGAGGTACGTGCACCCATTCTAAATGGTTTGAAGTATAAATTTTAGTAGATTTTGAATCGCTATGAGCCATCCTCGCTTGTGGGTCAACACCCTGGCTTTCGAATAAATGTGCTGCTAATGCTCTTATTTCATGGAATGTAGGCCTTTCATCGATATCATACTTAGCCGCTATACCTAAGTTATCTCGCAAGGATGAAAAAGCCCTACTTAAATATGATGGAACAACTTGAGTAGGGTGGTTAACCTCTTTGCTCACTGGGTTGCTGGATTTTTCAGGCAAGCGATGAACCACGTATGGGCTAGCTATCCGGTCCCGGCTTTCATCAATTATTTTTTTAAGCTCATATCCAATCGGTATAGCTATATGTGATGCCTCTTTTTTATGAACCTTTTGCCTATGTATGTAAAGCATTCCATATATCTCATCCTGAGGGGCTTCAAACCACACACAGCCGCACACACCAGGCTTGGGTGAATTGATGGAATACTTTATCCGGGTAACTTCCAGTCTGGCCTGAGCAGTCTGTAAAGCTAAATCCATTGCCGTTCTAAGCCAAGGCTCAGCAGCATCACGCATCAACTTAAACTCAATCAGACTTAGGCGGCGGCGTTTTTTTGCATCTTTTGGCCTCAGTTTTTTACGGTTTGCCGGGTTATCCATCATCAGGGATTCGTCAACTGCATAGCTGAAAATTTTACGCAGAAAACTTACCTTTCGGTTCTGAACATTGGCTGAAGATTCAGCATGATATTTTTGAATAAATCCGTTTACATGTTCTAATTCGATGTCGCATGCAGGCATCGTAAAAAATTCTTTTACCCTGATGATGTCATTAAGCCAAACATCTTTCGTGATCGGAGCTGGCTTCTCGTCCCTGATAGCTCTTGCTAGCAGTTTATCAGCATGTTCAGAGAACGGATTCGCCTCACCATTTACGCCACCTGATTCCCGGATAAGCCCAGCTAGGGAAACAACTGTTTCAGGGCGCATCTGATTGTTGTATTCACGAGCAATAGCTATAGCCATTGCTCGATCCGTTCCTAACGATTTCCTTTTCCCTGTTAACAGGATAAAACGATAAGTGCCTGTCGCTGAATCAAAATAGAGATGGTCAGGCAAATGGCGGTTTTCTTTTTTTCTAGGACGAGCTGCCATTTTAACCCTCGTTGATTAATTGCCTGACGGCATGTGATATATCACTGCTAACGCCCCATTGCTCAGACGAGCAAACCCAAACAACCCCGTCGACAACTTTCCCTTTCAGCTTACCGTTCTCAACCCAGCGCCTTATTGTCCTGTTATCGGGTTGGGAACCATCTTCGAATTCACGCTGGCCCCACTTGCTGGCCCTCATCAACTTGCTCATAAAACCTCCACACACTCCCGCTGCAACAGGCTTGATTAGCCGTGACAGGTCACGGCGCTATAACCAACTTCGTTTCATGCCAGCCCAGGCGGACCCAACAGGCTGAATCTTCTTTCAGTGGGCAATCCTGCACAGGCAGGCAATCACCACACTTACCGCACTGGCGCTTACTCATCAATTTGAACCGGCTACGGACCGCGCATCGTCCTGGCGAATAAGCAGAGAGATGTACTCGGTCATATCGTAGGGTTCACGACCGGGACGACGAGCGGCGCAGTTGAGAGCCAGTATTGCGACTTCCTGAGCATCGAGCACCAGTTCAACCTTGGTTTCCCCGGCAGCGGCATGACGTGCCCGCTGCGCTGCTTTGCGCTCTGCTGATGTTTTAGTCATTAATTCGTCCTAAATTAAAATTCAAAGGATTAAAAAGTTAATTACGAACAGACCGTTGACGCATAGGGTTAGGTACATTTATAAATAAATCTCCAAGCCAAAATATGGCGGGATGGCTGAGTGGCCTAAAGCGGCGTACTTATAATACGCAGACTGGAAACGGTCCGTGGGTTCGAATCCCACTCCCATATATAGGGGCTGCAAATGCGGCCCCTTGTTCATTGGTTTTCCTCGCGTTTAAACTCGATCACCCACACCCAAGGGTTAGCCTGCCAGCTTTCAACGCCATAGATAGCTGCCCATAGACCTGAAAACCAATCGATGTTGAAGTAAGTCGTACCACCTTCAGCAATCGCGTCAGCCTCACTGATATCCTGCAACCGCTCCACACGAACGCCGGTAATTTCCAGCGTTATGCGGGAAGCCCAGCGCGGCATGTGGATGGATGGCGTCCACGTATCGACTACTGCTGGTTTATTGCATTTATCAATTGGCACACGGTGTGTCTGCTGCGTCCAGCTCTGCTGCTCACTGGCTTTATAAACCAGTGTGGCCACGTCAGTTGCCCGACTGTGTACCCGGAACGTCTCACGCACCCACAGGCGATCACCTACTGCACCGAAAGGGCAGCACATGCTGAAGTATTCGTGCGCATCAGGCAGTTTTGAGCAATTACCAGGAATAAAGTCTGATACGTGAACCATGCTGAGCGCTTTGTGACATGAGAACCAGAAATCACCCTCACGAGTTTTACTCGGCATGGGCTGGCTCTTCATAATTCGGCGCGTCTGCGTCTTCCTGCCGTCCAGAACTGCACGAACCATTTCGGCGTTTAAGAGGATTGGGCGCTCTTTCATTCGCACACCCCCGCATAAACGCTGTTATAAACAGATTGTTCGTTCTCGCCAGATAGCAAATCAAACTGCCTACCGCCGCGGGTCGTCATAGCCCAGTCGCGGTAAGTCTCTATGCCATGGGATTCCACGGATATACATTCGATACGACGTTCTGACTTATGAGGGTCCTGAGTCGATGGAAAGAATGTTGAATTCCCACGACGAGAACATGCAGCCACAAGCTTTTCCCACTTAGCTACTCGCGCTATTTCCTCAGGCCATCGACTGAATATTTCGGCCAGCTCTGACTTACGAGCATGGATGCATGGCATACATCCAACACGGCTACATCCTTGCTCGTAAAGTGGGTTGGGCTTAATTCCATGACGTCGGGCCAATTTAAAAACATCTTCATGCTTCCATTTCAGGATGGGGCGGTAGACAGCCAGACTTGGGCCAATATCTAAGCCTTCTTCCCATGCCTCCAACATTGCACGCTCTTTTGATTCCTGTGCACGGACACCCTGCCATGAAATAACTTTTTTTCCGGCTGCTATTAAGGGGTCAATTATCTGGACTTTTATAGGCTCATGCTTTAGCTCAATTGTACAGAATCGTGCTTTGGTCGAGGGAAAACGGCCTTTCCATAAACACAGATCAAGAAAAGGGACGCCAGTTGGTTTCAGTGTTTCAAGTGCAAGGGAAACAGCACTTAGTGCCTTCTCTGTTGTGAATCCGCATTCCTCTACAAGAGATACTGGCCATTTTTCCGCAATAAACTTGCGCTTGTTTTCAATTCGGGAAGTGAAATCAGCCTTTACGCGCTTAACCGGCCCCAGCTTCGACTCCAGGTAATCCAAATATTCCATGGTCTGCGGGTGCTCATGGCCGGTGTCTGCGAATGCCTTCTCAAATTCAACGCCTGATTCAATCGCAAGCAGCCAGTCTGCAAGACTGTCTTTGCCGCCTGAAATGCTAACCACGTTCATAACGTTTTGCCCAAAGCAGCGCGGATCAATAATGGTCATCACACACCCGCCTTATCCGCAGTGTCATGGGTTCCGGAGCGGAGTTGCTCGGCGAACTCTTGAGCGCTCATTGCAGCGTAATCGTTAGCTTTAACCATCTCGATGTCATGATTACCGGCATGCAATTCACTGAGTTTTAATTTTTCGTTAGCAAACATCTCAACACCTTCCGCCCGCACCGAGTTCAGGTAAGCGTCGGTGGCTGGGGTTTTCACCTCATCTTCCAGCCGGTAATCACAGGTTTGATAGGTATGCTGACTATCAGATGTGTGTAGTCCCTGAGCGTCACGCCCCTGAGCAGACTGAACTACTATCCCCCAGGCGGTTTTTCTTACTTCATCACCCCAACCGTCCCCATCAAAATATCCTTCACGGTGAAGCTCAATTTCCTCTAGGCAGGTATCAATAGCGGATTTCTTGTCTTTGAATAAATCAAATCCATATTCAGACCCGCATGCAAAGTATGTTACGCCTGACTTCAGCGCCGCATTCTCCGCCGCCATCGCATCCAGCTTCTGCTGTAGGCTTGTTATCTTCTGTGAATATTCCAAAAAGCTAACCAGCGCTCCATCGGAGACAGGTGCCAGGCGATATTGAGTGCCGTTTAATAACTCAACTCTAAATCTGTTAATCATTGCGTCATCCTCAATGAATAATGATTGCATCGTTTATCTGCTCAGCTATGTTCTGAGCTTTAATAGGGTTTTTGATCACAGTTCCGTCTGGCAATACCCAACCTTTAAGTAACTCACTGTATTTAAGTGTTATTTTCCCAACAGTGATTGAGTCATTTGGTTTTTGCATTTTTTCACCATTACTAATCCGTTTAACCGTTTCGAAAAAGTTAAATGCTCGTTTCGTCATTAGGTAACAGTAAACCTGGTGCCCGAAAGATTGGTTTACCGTGCACATTGCTAATAGTTACTAATCGCGATAGTCACTTTCTAGTGGCAATTTGCGATTAAATCGATGTTTAGCAGCAGGCGGTTATGCCCTCAGCGAATAAACTATGACTTAGGTAATAAATCAAGTCAAGACTTAGGTATGGATTTTTATGCGATAGGGAATAAGTGCCGCTTGGCTTTAATGAATATTTTTTTGCTGAAAAGGATACCGTATCTGGATTACTATACGTTTATACAGTTGTTTGGGCGGGTACTAATTATGTTTGGTACTATGAGCTAACGTTTAGGGAATTAATTAATCACGTAGGAGTATGGGGGATGGTATGCGTTCTTTATAAAAGAGATGGTAAAGGCGGATACGCCTCTACTCAGATTGACGATGCGGAGGTATATTACTTCCGCAACCTACGGACTAAGATTTGTTCGGCTACGCCAAGTATCCAGGACGGATCTTTGACTTCCAGAACCGGGATGCGACCATCATCAACAGAGAGATGTCCGAGCTCACTTCCCCCTTCAAGAAAGCGGTAGACCGATATTTCATTTCTTATGTTTGTAACTACCAGTTCGCTGTTACCCGGCTTGGCATTTGGGTCCACCAAAACTACAGCCCCAGCTGGCGCTTGGATGATGCCGGTATTCTTACTCATTATGTAAGCGCGAAAATGTGAGGGGATGGTTTCTGTCCAGGAAATCACGTCATTGGTGGGTCCATGCTCATCCCAGACATTGACTAATCGTGAGGCATCGATCTTTTCTAAAATAGTTTCCTTGCCGCCAGTCATGTTACCGGCACCATTAATCAGCCAGTCCGCGCTAACCCCAAGAGCCGCCGCAAGCTTACCTGCATACTTAGAGGTTTCGTTTTTTCCTCGCAGTATCTTCGAGATTATCGATTGATTTACGCGTGAAAGCTTAGAGAGTTCACTTTGAGAAGTGATCCCGCTGGCACTCATAGCATGCGTAAGACGTTCACTTAATGTTTTCATGACGTGAAAATATTCCCTATGTCATTAACAGTCAAATGATCCAAAGAATTGACTTTTGCTATTACCTAAGTAATATCTAAATTTCTTAGGTAAAAAGGACTCTCTATGAACAACGTAATAAAAACTGCAATCAGCATTGCCGGATCTCAAAAAGAACTTGCCGCCAGGGTCGGTGTGGATCAATCGGCCGTCAGCAAATGGCTGAGAGGAGGAGGCATCCGGTCTAAATACATCCCCAAATTGATCACAGCAACTAACGAACATTTCACGGCTAACGACATTATCAACTCGTTAAGCCGTCCAAACCCTAATGAAGAATTTAACCAAAAATAACAGCAATTCAACCACAGAAATTAGGGGGTTACCGTGGGGCATGAACGTCAGGGCAAAAACGTTAAACAACCCGAGTGGCTCATAAGGGCGATAAAGAAAACCATCACAGAATTGGATGGGGGATACGCAGAAGCGGCGCAATGGCTGGGCGTTACTGAAAACTCCTTGTTCAACCGATTACGCGTGGATGGGGATCAAATATTCCCTATTGGATGGGCGCTGATTCTGCAGCATGCGAGTAATGCGAATCACATAGCTGAAGCACTGGCTAATGATTCCGGCGGAGTTTTCGTGAAATTGCCGAAGGTCGAGCAAATGGGAAATGAAGAATTACTTCACAAATTTAACGACCTTTTGTCAGCCCTGGGGCGTTTTGCAAGTTTTCACAATGAATCGACGTCCGATGGGATTCTGGACAGTGAAGAACAAAAGCGGATGAGAGTTAAGGGTTACAAAGTGCAGTCGCTGGTGGCTGAAATCATGGTGGTTACTGAATTGCTGTTCGGAAGAGTCGACGCCTGCGAGTGTGCAGCTCCGGGCGTCATGGCGATTAAATCAACGTGTATGGAGCATTGATTCGCATGAGCAATTTATCCCAAACAAGAGGACATAAGCAAGGCACTTACATGTCCTGCGGTAGAGGGGGTAGCGCGGCAGAGCACATTCAAGTTCTCGACAGATATTACAAGGATAGCCACGGTATCGTCGTGCATGTCATTGGTTATGAAACCGTTGGACAGCGTGTTATTTACCGCAGGCCCGGATACGAATGGGAATGCGCGTCACCGCTTATCGTGTTCCGTTCGAGATTTAAGAGGGTGGATAAGTGATTGAGATAAATAAAAGCGGCACCGTGCAGGGTGCCGCTAAAAATCACATTATAATTTCGTCAGGATCGTGGTGTTTAAGCCAATCCTTCAGGGCAGCATCCATGCGGGTTTGCCAACCGTTGCCCGTTGATCTAAATGCTTCAATTACCTCGGGCGAGTACCTTAAGGTTACAGACTGTTTGGGGTTGTCTGCAACAGGTCGTCCCGCACGCTTGCGCTTAAGTTCTCTTAAAGAGACCAGTTTCACATTTGCTCCCTCAAGTAGCATTGTGTCTGGATCTTTTGCTACGGCCTCACGAATTTTTTTATCTTCCGCATCGTCAGGGAAGATAGTACCTGGTTTAAGCTTCGGCATATTTTCTAATCTCCACCTTTGTTGCCTTTCTGAGGCTGATAATTCTGTAAGTTTCAACCCCATCTTCATCTTCAGGCATAGTGAAACATACAGAGAACATTTGATTTCCAATGTGGGCGATACCGTATGTGATGCCTACGTATCTGTATTCGCCATACCCCACCCTGTCATCTTCATACACGAGCATACCATCCCAGTCGAGGTTTCTAGCGTCTTCAAGATAGTAACCATGATCACTATAGTTACTCTCATTCTTCTTTTCGTTAAAGATGATTCTCATAGAATTATTGTAGTTACATTAATTGTCAAGTCAAAGCCAGATTATAGCTTTTATGGCTCCTACAAAACGTGCTGCAGTCATGACTATTGCCTTATGCAGGCTCTTGAAGTTATAGGGCAAGCACAGCGTTACCACATCTCGCTGGCCTCAGATCATCAGGGGGGCACAATGAGTACGGAACTTGTCTCTTCAAAATTCACAAACGTTGCGTTTGAAAAATCCGGGAGTTACACTTTTCTGGCAGCGGCAAAATCCGTTGCCGGGATTGGCGTCCCGGATATGACCATGGCGTATAACCGCGCTTACGCGGTTTTTTTGTGTGTTAAGCATTGCCACATCAGCATTATGGTGGGGCGTGCAGGGGAGCCGAAAGGCTCGCCGGTTTCTATGGTCGCCGGTTACGCCAACCCTGTACGTCTCACCACCCTTGAGATTGGCGTCTCTGGTGGTGAGTTATCGAAACTGACCATAGAGGCTGACATCATGTCTACGTTCCCAACCCCCGGTCGCTTTGTATTCCTCTTCCGCGCCGTAAGAAATTCTGGATCTGAATCAGAACCGGTTGTTTTGCACTCCGTTGCCAATACCGAGCGACAGGCACGAGCCGTCCACGAACCGCATTATTCCCTTGAGTTGATCTGCAAAACCCCAATAAAGAAATCTCGACGGCCTCGCGTCATCAAGGAGGCATCATGAGCACGAAACTTGTCTCATGGGTTTGGGATGGATGCGCTTCCGCCGGCATGAAAATTACCAGCGTGGCAATCATGGCTCGCCTGGCCGATTACAGCAACGATGATGGGGTTTGCTGGCCCTCGGTGGAAACTATTGCCAGGCAACTTGGTGCCGGTTCCAGCACTATAAGAACAGCCATCAGCAAACTTGAAAAAGACGGCTGGCTTACCCGCAAACAACGCAGAAATGGTAACCGGAATGCACCTAATATCTATCGGCTGAATGTGGAAAAACTATGCTCAATGGCGCATCCTCACCAGTCAGTTTTTGACCCCTCAAAATCTGACGCATCAAAATCTGACCTGTCAAAATTTGATGCGTCAAAATCCAACACAATCTCTGCTTTTGACCCTCCAGAATCTGGTGGGGATCCGTCAGTAAAATCAAAACATGATCCGTCAGATAAAAAACCTTCTTGTCCGGACGCTACGCCGCCGGACCCATTGCCTGATGGAATTATCTCTGAAAGTGATTTTCTTGCCCGTCATCCAGACGCTGTGGTGTGCAGCCCCAAAAAACGGCAGTGGGGCAGCCAGGAAGATCTGACCTGTGCCGAGTGGATCTGGCGACGAATAATCCGGTTGTACGAGCAGGCTGCTCGCGATGACGGCGAGCTTGTCAGGCCGAAGGAGCCAAACTGGACAGCCTGGGCAAACGAGGTTCGCCTGATGTGCAGTCAGGACGGGCGAACTCACCGCCAGATTTGCGAATTATTTGATCGGGCAAACCGCGATCCATTCTGGTGTCGCAACGTCCTGAGTCCGACGAAACTCCGCGTGAAATGGGACGAGCTGATGCTGAAACTGAGCACGGCACCAGCTGGTCAGCGCCAGAACAAAGGCGATCTGGATTTTGACAGTACAGACTGGATTTATGGCATCGAGGGACAACTACAGCGACTGCAGAACCGGGGAGGCGTCTGATGGGAAGCTTAACCAACCCCGGCCATGCTGCCCGGAAAAGTAGCGATCGCCGTTCGAAGTATGACGACGTGCGTTTTGTGGCTGAACAGGTCAACGACAATGACGGCATGCGGTTTGTGTCTGAACAGTTTAACGACATATTTCGCCAGCTCAGCCAGATATTTCCGGGCTTTCGGGCGTCAATCAAAACTCAGGACGATCTCAACACGATGCGCCAGCAGTGGGTGCTGGCAATGGTGGAGGGTGGCATCCGTACCCTTGACCAGATTGAAAAAGGGCTTTCTGCGGCTCGCAACGCCGACACTGATTTTTTGCCCTCATGTGGACGTTTCGTCAGCTGGTGCAATGCAAATAATCGAGCGGCATTAGGGCTACCCACCGACGATGAGGTGATGGCCGAATTTAAACGCTATGCGCGGGAAAAATATCGGTTCGCCTCACCTGAAAATTTCGAGTGGTCACACCCTGTCATGTACTGGGTGGTGCTGGATGTCCGGCGAATGATGTACCAGCACAACTTCACTGACGTCGAGGTTTTACGGTCCATCAAAAAGCACATGCACAAGTGGGAACGTGAGCTTAAAGAGGGGCGGCGAATACCGGCGCCTGTAAAGCAATTGGCTGATAAGCGCAGGCCACCTGCAGCCGCAGATATTCTTGACCCGTCCGGATCTGCGGCGTTCCGCGAGTCGGGAAAGGCTTTTCTGGAGCGCATAAGGGCACAGCAGCATAGGGAAAAAACAGATGGCTGAATATTTGATTACACCTGTTGGCAAGCCGCGCATGACGCGCTCAGATAAATGGAAACAGCGCCCGCCTGTAATGAGATATCGAGATTTTTGCGATGCGGTTCGCCTCAATAAAATCCGGCTGCCTGAGTCTGGTGCTCATGTGACCTTTGTTATACCGATGCCTCCCAGCTGGAGCATTAAAAAGCGCACAAACTTGGCAAGCCAGCCTCACCAACAAAAACCCGACATTGATAATTTGGTCAAGTCGCTACTTGATGCCTTGTTTGATGATGATGCTCATATCTGGGATGTCCGTGCGTCAAAAGTGTGGGGTGAAGTAGGCATGATAATAATCAAATCAACGGGAGAAACAGATGCTTGACATTTACGACGTTATGGATAGATGGGGCGCATGGGCTGCTGCAGAAAGTAGTGGCGTTGACTGGCATCCTGTTGCTGCTGGTTTTAAAGGACTTATACCCCATGGTAAAAAATCTCGTGATCAATGTGATGATGACACAGGATTGATTGTTGATGGCTGCGTTGTTCGCTTAAAAAAATATAAGTTAGATGAGTATGAACTGGTTATTGCTCATTTTGTAATTGGCCTCTCACTGAGAGCTATTGCCAAAAAAAAGAAATGCTCGGATGGGACTATTAGAAAACAATTACAGACAGCATTGGGATTTATAGAAGGTGTATATTTGATGGCTTCTTTGCTATGAGATTTGATGTGGCCGAAATACGGCCACTGGCCATAGGGTGTACTAAGTTGAGCCAAAGAAATAATCATGGGCATGTGGAGTTACTGAAAAGTAAAACATTGAAGCTAATGTTAATCCTACAACTACAAAAAAGCCTAGCACTAGAAAAATAACGCGCTGGATTATTATTCTTCTACGTAAGCTTCTGAAAGTAGCTCTTATATCGCTGTATATGGCATTAAACTTTGTTTCGGCTTGAATGTTCTTATAAGTCAATTCATCTGATATTGCGCTCAAGGTTTGCCATTGGTTGAAAACTGCAAAAATAACCATGGCTGTAAAGAAAAAAGCTCCTAGAATGATTATTGTATTTATTATTGCCTGTGAATCCCAACCCTCAGAAGACTTCATTTGAGTGGCCACAATTAGTGTTGCTAATGGAATTCCTAAAATCTGGTTCTGTATCTCACTGAAAACTTTGTGGATTTTCCCCATCTCTTCAATTTTCGCTACGCGCAATTGGTCTAAAATCTTTTCGTAAGAAAATCCTGATACATAGACATTGTAGCCTTTGTTAAAACTATCTATAAGTTGCGAAAAGTCCTCAAAAAGATAAACAAACGATGAGTCCTTTACTTTGGTCTCACACATAGACTTTATTGTGTTGGCCAAAATCGTAATTTTTTGATCACGGTGCGTATCTTGCGCAAATTGCGCAAGAAAATTAGTAGCTGTTTCTGAAGAGAATTTGGTTAATAAATTACTGTCGTAATTTACTGGGATCTTTAATACTCCTGATTCGACAAAAACAAGTTCATAATTACTTTCATCAAGGTATGCGGAACATTCTTTAAATAATGCCAATACTCGCAGTAGTATACGGTAGTTACTAATGATTGAAGGTGTACTTGAATCTTTATTGAAGTATTTCCCTTCAATAATAAAATAATATTTAGCTTCTCTTATTCTATTTTTGCCGTTTTTTAGATAGTCATCAAATGTGTTGTGTAGTTGTCCAATGCGAAGCTTAGGTGGAGAAATATGTAAAGTAATATCTTCTCCTATTACGATATTTCCTGATTCTAACGTTATTCCAAAATCATCGGAAAAATTCAGTATATCTTGAATAAGTACGCGCGAATCTTCCGAGGATACCGTAACTGTACCCCCTGATTTGGAATCGTTAAACCTGATAATACGATATAGCTTTACCAGATCTTCAAATTTTCTAATGTTATTCATCTTCCTCTTCACCTACTTCGGCCAAGATTTCATCTTTAAGAGTATCTGGAATTCCGGTGAGTATCAATTTGTTACTATCTTGTTCATAAACGACACTGCCATCATGTAACGCTGCTCTGTCGAATCTCAATGACCAATGCCTTGATTTACCCTTGAAGCTTACCAGGCCTCTAATAACATTCCCATCGGGTACGAAGCCATCAGAGAACTCTAGTTCTTCGTTAGTTAATTTAGCAACTAGTAATTCAGGTTCAGTTGGCCATAACTCGTTAGCGAAAATCTGAGTATCGAAAGTTTCACCGGAAAGATTGAGATTTTTTAATTTAATGTGAGCATTATTGAGAAACTCCTCACGGGCTGCAGCGTCAAATCCTCTTTCTGTAGCAAACTCAAGTAACGCATCACGCAACTTAGTAGTTTCTTGCTTAGCAAGCAAAATGTCATTGCAGCCTAAGAACTTTTTGAAGTAACCGGCTACAGAATTTTGCCCTTTTAAGAAGCTGATATATCTCTCTTTACCATCTCTTCTTCCGGTCAGATCTATGCGACCAGCAACCCTTAATTTAGATATATCAAGATACTCACTTTCCTGAATATCGAAATCTTCTACGGTGGAACCAACTGCAGATGTTAAAATCGCCACCATTAAATACTCATTTCCATTGAACTCGTTGTGAGTAATTATTACATAACCACCTGTTGACAATAATTCGCCGTCTGCTCTGGCCTTCAAATGGTTAATCATTCGAATGCTAGTGTTATAGAAATCCTGTGAGCGATTTATAAAATAATCATCGACAATATTACCCATTGGATAACTATCACGGTCATCTTCAAATTTTCCATAGCCTTTACCGGCACGGCCTGAATACCTGTCAGTTAGTGCATTTGAAAGATCTATGGATGCTTGCTGTACAGGCTTTTCAGCAGGACAGGGGACTAAAGTGGCAGTTCCTCTCTGCTCTTTGTTCATGATATGAACAATAAATTTATGAGTTACATTATGTGGGTCTACTTCTACGGTCATAAAAAGCGTCCTTATCATAATCACAATCAGTTATGTCCGATAATACTTCAAAAAAGCTTATGCGTACGCAAAATTTCTAGTATTCTGTTAAGATACATGGCTGTGTCGGACCACTTAATCATCTCTTCCTTCGTTATTTAACGCTAAATCCTTTATTTTCTTGATGATTTTTATAGAAAAGTAATAGCCCGGGTAGTTTGAGTTAAGAGGTGGGATGATGTCTTTAGGTAGGAGGCAATGGTAGTTAATAGTTCACAAGATGCCTTATAAACTGTTAGATTTTGTCAATGTATTGTAGCGTTTTTGTGCCTATCTAACATCTTTTCGATATTGACTTGGGTATTCAATCTTTCTTTTCTTAACCATTGTTGTTAGGCACCTGGTCGAAAATGTAGGTGCGTCATCGTTATCTTCACGAACATCTTAGAAGTTTGCGCTTTTATCTAAAAAATTATTAGTAATCGCGTTCTAACTACCTAATCTGATTGGTAAAACCTTCTTTAGGTGTCTAGGTATAGATAATTCGAACAAGATTAAAATTTTTAAACATATCCATGTCGGAGCAGTAGAGACATCATTTTCAATGTTTTGTCTACCAGAGATCGAACAATTGCTTTTGTGGTCATGGATTTTTATCTCTTACAGTTGAGGTTTACCATTGCTAAGTCTCAATAAGCAGATTTTATCGATTGTTATAATTTTATGAACTTCATTATTTTTTTATTCCTTTTCCATGACTAATCACATAAAGTATGAGATTGATATTTAAAGGACGACTCAATGGAAAATATTAGAGAACTTTTAGCTGATGACAAAAACATCGAATATGCTACTGCTTTATTTAATGAATTGAAAAAGGAGTTTGCATCAGGAAGTGATAGAGGTATGACGATAGTGTCGGCATCAATGCTTGATAACCTTTTAAAGCAACTTTTGGAAACGTTGTTAATAGAAAACCTAAAACCATCGGAAAGTGAAAGGTTATTTAGAAATAATGGGCCGTTATCTAATTACTCAAGTAAAATATTGATGGCTCATAGTCTGGGTTTAATATCTGATTTTGAAAAGAAATTACTCAATAACATACGCAGTGTGAGAAACAGATTTGCCCATGAGTTAGAAACTGTGAGTTTTTCTGATGACTCAATATCTGGAATATGCATTAACATGATAATGCCTGATGATCTTATAGTCAGCATGAACATTGATGATGAGCTTGATGGGAAACATGTTATTTACAGACCTGCTAAAAATAATAAAAGAGAAGTTTTTCAAATGGCTGTTTATGTTGCAATAACAATGATTGCTGCGAGGAAATTAAACGCTGTGCACAACAAACATAAGACACCTGATGATTTCAAGCATAGAAAAGAATTTATTCACACTCAAATTAATTCAGAGTTGAATATTATTGATTTAGTAAAAGCAGCCATTGATGAACTTGAAAGGAGAAATATGAATACATGTGAAAAGAGAAGAAAAAAAATGGATGAGCTACTTAGTAAATCATTAATGAAGTTAGATTTTTTTTATAAGCAGTATGAACGAGCATCTGAAGCTATAGTCATCGAAAAAGAAAACATGTTTACTGACTTTTCCAGGGTGACAAAATAAATGGGCTCCGTCGATACTTACTCAGTTTGACATGACAGGTAAGGCCATCAATAAGGACGGAAACGAAAAAACCTTAAAACATTGCCAGTAATGGCAATATCCTGCTTTAAATGGGCGGCTGGTGGGTGTTAGAGCACCACACCAGTCATTCGCTCATGCTACTGGTTACAAGCGAACCAAGGCCCACAGCTTTTGCGCAAATGCAAAACTGAGCCTAGCAAACAAACTCTAATCTAACAATGAAAAACACTGTTGAAATATCCAGTTCAAAGCTCATCAATGATGACTGCCTGCATTACATCGCAACCCTGCCCGATAATTCAGTAGACCTGATTGTTACCGATCCCCCTTATTTCAAAGTTAAGCCCTTTGGTTGGGACAATCAGTGGAAAGGAGACGCAAGCTATCTTAGTTGGTTAGATCGATGTCTTAAGGAGTTCTGGCGAGTTCTAAAGCCCACAGGCAGTATTTACCTGTTCTGTGGTTCCCGATTAGCCTCAGATACTGAACTCCTCATGAGAGAGCGTTTTAGAGTGCTTAATCACATCATATGGGCCAAGCCAGGCGGCCAATGGAAAGGGTGCCATAAAGAAAACCTGAGAGCTTACTTCCCATCGACAGAGCGCGTTATCTTTGCCGAGCATTATCCCGGTCCCTTTCGACCTAAAGACGACACAGAAGCTTTTAAAGGGCACACACTGAAACAGAATGCCCTGCAGCCGTTGATTTCCTATTTTCGGGATGCACAGAAAGCGCTGGGCGTAACCAATGAAGAGATTGGCCTGGCGACCGGAAAGAAAAACATGCCCCGACACTGGTTTGGCACCAGCCAGTGGTCGCTACCTAACGAACAGGACTACATTAAAATTCAGGCGTTATTTGCATCAAAAGCTGGTGGGGCATCAAATAACCTGGGTGAAAATTACCAGAGCCTGAAAACAGAATATCGCGTACTGCTTGAGAAATATAAGGCATTCAGGCGCTGTTTCTCTGTGTCCGTTCAGGTTCCCTACACTGACGTCTGGACGTATAAGCCGGTTCAGTTTTATCCGGGCAAACATCCCTGCGAAAAACCGGCCTCGATGATGAGAGACATCATCAATGCCAGCAGTAAGCCGGGTGACGTTCTGGCCGACTTCTTTATGGGGTCCGGGTCGTTGGTCAAACAGGCAATTATTCTTGGAAGAGAAGCCATCGGTGTAGAAATTGAAACTGACAGATTTAATCAGACTGTTAATGAAATAAGGCATATCGCTAAGATTTAGCCCTGTTGCCGACGGGCAAGGATTTTACCGATTTTTGCGTCAGGGCTACCTCAATTCGGTAAACAAAATTGTTGACTGAGTAAGCATTAATGCTTACTATAATAGCATGTTTAACTGAATGGAGGAGTGGTGAAGCAAAGCGAGTTCAGGCGGTGGCTTGAATCTCAGGGAGTCGAAGTTTCAAACGGTACAAACCACCTGAAACTGAGATACAACGGGAAGCGAAGCGTAATGCCAAGACATCCCGGCGCTGAGTTAAAGGAACCGCTAAGGAAGTCCATAATTAAGCAGTTAGGACTTAAATAAAAAACCAGCCCTGCGGGGCTGGTAACTCGCGGAGTTTCATCAGACCGTATGCGATATCCTATAAATCTTGAGCCATGTGATGGCGGATATGTTGTCTCCTTTCCGGATATCCCCGAAGCGTTAACGCAGGGCGATACCCCTGAAGAGGCGCTAAAAATGGGGCTTGATGCGCTTGTAACGGCATTTGAATTCTATTTTGAAGACGGAGAAAAAGTACCTCAACCGGGTAACATTACCGGCGATTTTGTGGAGGTGCCAGCCAGTGTGACGGCAAAAGTGCTTATGCTCAGTGCGTTCATCGATTCCGGCTTAACTCAGGTTGAGTTGGCATCACTTATGGGCGTGACTAAGCAGGAAGTGACAAGGCTCTTTGATCTGCAACATACCACTAAAATCGACACTATCCAGAAGGCGCTTTCAGCGCTGGGCAAGCGACTGGAACTGATCGCCGCTTAAGAAAATAACTAGGGGAGGGCATATGCTTTCCCACACCAATAAAAGGTCGCCATAGAGCGGCCTTTTTTCATTTCCACGGACTAAGCGTTGCTTCCAGATCGTGAGGATTTTCAGTGGAGCCTGTGTATTGAATCTATCGGAGAAAAAAAGGGGGCGTTATGAGTGAGCCTGTATCCTCAATAACGGCCACGACAGCGACTCTGGCAACGGTGTCGTTCGCGAGTTTATTTGCTAACACACCAGCTGGTGTATACGTTGGGGCGTTTACTGGCGCGGTTGTTTATGTACTGTCTTCACAGGAATTAAGTCGGTTCGCTCAGGTAGGATATTTTGTCGCCTCGTTCTTGCTCGGTATTATGGGGGCCGATTTCACAACAGCGATACTCAGCAAACTACTTGCCTCTTATTTACCTGTCGGAACGGTGGTTGATACCTGGCTGGGAGCAACAGTAACGGCTGCTCTAGGGGTTTGTATCTTGATCGCTATGAGGAAAATCAATATTCAGACATTGGCGGGCCGCATTCTTTCCATGCTTTCGGGTGGGGGTGGAAATGGTAGCGCTAAATGAACTTATTAAATACTGGCAAGAAACCTTACTTATTGTTAATGGAATCGCATGCTGTTTAACGGCAACAATTTTAGGAACCTTCCAACGTCGCGGAGCACAATATAATTTTTTAGGCTCAATGCTTGCCTTAATACTGATTGTGTCCTGCGGTTCGATATCCATTTTTATAGCGGCAGATGTCTACACAAACATTAACCCTTTTGAAACCGTAATAAATGTTGTCCTATGCATAAGCGTTTTCAGAGCCAGGGGTAATGTACTGCATATTTTCAGGAGTACAGAAAAGAAATGAAAGCTGGGGATTTGATGGTGGCGGCTAATATAAGCGCCGAACTTGCTTCGCTCTGGATTAAGCCACTGTGCGAAGCAATGGAAGAATATCGCATTATTTCCATAAAAGATAAGGCGATGTTTATTGCTCAAACAGGCCATGAATCATTGGGGTTCAATAAACTGGTTGAAAGTCTGAATTATTCAAGTGAAGCATTGATGGTGGGGTTTAAAAAATATTTCACGCAAGGGACTGCAAGTAAGTATGGACGCACTGATGAGCATCCAGCAGATCAGCGTTCGATTGCAAATATCATTTATGGTAATCGGATGGGGAATATTGAGCCGGAAGATGGCTGGAAATATCGTGGACGTGGACTAATCCAGATCACAGGCCGTGATAATTACCGTGAATGTAGTAAGGCCCTGACGCTGGATTTGGTTCTGGCACCGCAGTTACTGCAACAGGTTGAATATGCAGCCCGTTCCGCGGCGTGGTTCTTTACGTCGAAAGGCTGTCTGAAACACAGCGGTAATGTTGTAAAAGTAACCAGAATCATAAACGGTGGAAATAAAGGACTTAAAGACCGTCAGGCACGCTACGACAAAGCACTAACGGTTCTTAGCGATGGCTAGCCCTTTATCGCCCTGGAAATCGCTGGTGAAGGGCGTGCTGGCGGCTGTCTTGCTATGGTTCGCCTATGGAAAGGGATACAAGGCCGCTGATTCAGAATGGCGCTTACTGTGGGTACAGCGCGATCTAGGCGATATGACAATAAGTTTCCATCATGAACTGTCAGAAAGAGCCCAGGAGCAACGCTATCAGCGCGCCATTGATGAGGAGAGGAACAGAGCGAATGCAGAACTGGCAAAGGTTAAAAGTGACCGTGATGCTGCTGACAGGGCTGCTGGTGGGATGCGGTCAGAACTCAAAGCATTACAGCAGCAACTTGCAGACAGTGAAACCGGCCGTCTTACCGCCTCTGTCAAAGGAAGCGCGTCAACAGCCAAGGCCGCAGTTCTGCTTGCCGAGCTGCTTAGTGAAGCTGACGGAATGGCGGGAAGATTCGCTACGGAAGCTGACAGAGCTTATGCGGCCGGGAGCAGCTGCGAAAGAAGCTATGACGGACTTACAAAAAAGCAGCGAAACAGCACAAAAAGACAAAATAAACCCTGATTTTCATGGGTCCTCCTGACGAAAATGACCACCGAGGGGGCAGAGACTCGCGGAAAACGGCTGGTTTTTTGCATTTTATCGCCATCATCATCTTCCTATTAACCTTCTGATTATTCAGCAATGAAAATTTGCCGGATGTCGAAATGATTATTTTGTGTTCATCATCATGGACCATGAACTTAAAAATCTTTGCCTCAACATTAACCAGTTGGCGGCGTGTACAGGTGCTCACCGGCAAACGGTAGCCAGCAGGCTTACAGAAGTCTCTCAAGCCCCCGGCAGTAATGCCCGCCTCAAACGCTATTCCGTGCTGGATATCCTAAAAGAATTTTTTACACGGACGACTGCGCCTGAGTTGGTCGCTGTCGACAAGATGACACCACCTGACCGCAAGGCCTGGTTCCAGTCAGAACGTGAGCGCCTCAAATTCCAGCAGGAAACAAACGAACTGATCCCAGCGTCAGAGGTGAGCAGAGAGTTTGCATCTATGGCTAAAGCCGTAGTCCAGGTGCTTGAAACCCTGCCGGATATACTTGAGCGTGATTGCGCACTGACGCCTTCTGCAGTGGTTAGGGTACAGAAAATCATTGATGACCTGCGGGACCAGATAGCGCTGAAAGTTGAACAGGCAGATACAGAGGAGCAGGAGGAACTGCCAGAAGAGGAATAAGCAATGCGACAGGCCACGGCAGCGGAAATCAGAAAGAATACTGCCAGTATCATTCGCGCCCCGCGTCGATTACCTGTAGCTGAAGCCGTGCAGAAATATATGCGTGTCCCTGTGGGCGTGGGGAATTCCGTCGAGTGGGACCCGGAACTGGCCCCCTATATTGTGGAGCCAATGAACTGTCTGGCCTCGCGTCAATATGATGCCGTGGTGTTTGTGGGGCCGGCCAGGACAGGCAAGACCATTGGTCTCATTGACGGCTGGGTGGTTTACAACGTGGTCTGCGATCCTTCTGACATGCTGATTGTTCAGATGACAGAGGAAAAGGCACGCGAGCACTCAAAAAAGCGTCTGTCCCGTACCTTTCGCGTTAGTCCGGAAGTGGCCTGTCGTCTCAGCCCTTTACGCAATGATAACAACGTTCATGACAGAACGTTTCTAGCGGGCAATTACCTGAAAATCGGCTGGCCATCCATCAACATCATGTCGTCCTCTGATTTCAAATGCGTAGCACTTACTGATTATGACCGCTTTCCGGAGGACATCGATGGTGAGGGGGACGGATTCTCGCTGGCATCCAAACGTACCACAACATTTATGTCTGCCGGGATGACTCTCGTTGAAGGCTCACCGGGCAGAGAGATAACGAATACAAAATGGCGTCGCAAGACGCCACACGAAGCGCCTCCGACCACCGGCAGTCTTTCACTGTATAACCGCGGCGATCGCCGACGCTGGTACTGGCCCTGCCCGCATTGCCGGGAGTATTTCCAGCCTGTACTGGATGTTATGACAGGATACCGGCAGGACTCAGATCCGGTGAAGGCAAGTGAATCTGCGCATATAGTCTGTCCGCATTGTTCTGGTGTTATTGATCCTGACCAAAAGCGAGCGCTAAACGGCAGAGGCGTCTGGCTGCGAGAAGGAGAAGAGATCAATGCGGACGGGAATATTACCGGCGAGGCTCGGCGGTCCCGTATTGCTTCTTTTTGGATGGAAGGACCGGCAGCTGCCTATCAGACATGGGCGCAACTGGTTTATAAACTCCTCACAGCCGAGGAGGAATATGCAAATACAGGCAGCGAGGAAACGCTCAAAGCGGTCATTAATACGGACTGGGGATTGCCATACCTTCCAAGAGCAGCCACTGAGCAGCGCAATTCTGAGATTCTTCTGGCCCGTGCGGAATATTATGGAAAAAGACTGATCCCGCCAAAGGTACGTTTTCTTATTGCATCCGTAGACGTTCAGGCCGGTAAACAGCGCCGTTTTGTGGTGCAGATTATCGGCTACGGCGAGAACGGAGAACGCTGGCTGATAGACCGTTACAACATAAAGCAGTCAATGCGTTGTGATGAAAATGGTGAGGCTCTGCCAATTCATCCCGGATCTTACCCGGAAGACTGGCAACTGCTGGTATCGGACGTATTGGAAAAAAGCTACCGCCTTGAGGCTTGTCCCAATAAACGCATGCCTGTTATGGCAATGGCGGTCGACACCGGCGGCGAAGATGGCGTAACGGACAATGCCTATAAATTCTGGCGGCAGTGTCGCAGAGACGGCCTGAGCAAACGTGTCTATCTCATCAAGGGCGACAGCGCAAAGCGCCAGAAGCTGATCACCAAAATCCGGCCGGACAATACCAATCGTAGCGACCGCAGAGCAGACGCACGCGGCGACGTGCCGGTTTACCTCCTGCAGACCGATCTTCTCAAGGACCAACTCAGCAATAACCTGGAACGTGAAACGCCAGGTGCAGGTTACATCCATTTCCCTAAATGGCTGGGTGAATGGTTCTTTGATGAGTTGACCTACGAAGAACGTGGCGCTGACGGTAAATGGCGTAAACCGGGGAAAGGAAATAACGAGGCATTTGACCTTTTCTGTTATGCACAGGCAGTAGCCGTGCTGAGGGGGTACGAAAAAATTAAAGACTGGGAAAACCCGCCATCATGGGCGACAGCGCAGGACACAAATCCGGATATTTTCGAGGGCGAAGAAATAGTGGAAACAGAGATACGCCAAAAAAAACCAATCCGCCAAAAAAGACGAGCGCGGTCTGAAAGAACTGATCGCGAGGCTTCCGGTTGGGTGGGAAGTTCAGAAACAGGAGGCTGGTTGTGACCAAAGACGAAATTCTGGACATGCTTATTATGGTGCGCCATGCATACCGGGATGCTCTTGATGGAAAAAGTGTCTCCTTCACAGGTGTTAATGGCCGCTCCATAACCAATCATGATCCCGCCGCTCTCCGTAAAGAGCTGGAATTCTGGGAGAAGCGCTGGCGCATTGCTTCCGGCCGTGGCGGTTCAATAAAACTCGCTAACTTTCCGTAGGTCTTCAATGGGAATCTTTGAAAAAGCACTCGGTGCCATTGCACCAGGGTGGGCCGCCACGCGCGCGCGAAACAGGATGTTGCTGCAGGCATATGAGGCAGCACATCCGTCACGCCTGAATAAAGCAAAACGCGAAAGTCGCGGGGCAGACACGGCAGTTTACGCTGCAGGCGTTTCCCTGCGCGAGCAGGCGAGGAAGCTGGACGAAGATCACGACATTGTGATCGGCCTTCTCGACAAGCTTGAGGAAAGGGTAATAGGCGCGAATGGCATACAGGTTGAACCTCAGCCGCTGACACGTGATGGCAAACTGCATGAAGAACTGGCTGAAAAGATCGCCAGCTTGTGGGCTGAATGGTCTGTGCGGCCCGAGGTTACAGGCATGTTTACCCGTCCAGAGGTGGAGAGGCTGGCGCTACGATCGGCATTGCGTGACGGTGAAATATTCACTCATCTGGTGCGTGGCAACGTTTCAGGGTTAAGTCATTCTACCAGCGTACCTTTTTCACTGGAGATGCTTGAGGCAGATTTTGTGCCCATGACGTTAAACAGCTTTTCGGAACAGCAGGTACGGCAGGGGATAATTGTCAATGAATGGGGCAGGCCAACCGGGTTTCAGGTTTACAAATACCATCCGGGCAACATGGCCCGCTTCAGCGCCGGTAATCTGAAAACTGTATCTGCGGAGAATATGTTGCACCTTGCGCAACGTAAACGCTTTCATCAGTTACGCGGGATAAGTCTGCTTCACGGGGTGATCCGTCGACTGGGGGATATCAAGGACTATGAAGAAAGCGAACGCGTGGCCGCACGTATCGCAGCTGCGCTGGGGTTCTACATAAAGCGTGGTGATGCTGCCAGTTTTCCTACAGATGATTACGAGGGTCCGCCGGATTCTGGTAAGTATCGCCATTTCGATATTGCGCCTGGAATGATTTTTGATGAGCTGGAGCCCGGTGAGGATTTGGGCATGATTGAATCCAACCGGCCTAACGTTCACCTGAATGAGTTCCGTAACGGCCAACTGCGTGCTGTGTCCGCAGGTACACGCGTCACTTATTCCAGCATTGCCCGTGACTACAACGGCACATACAGCGCCCAGCGGCAGGAACTGGTGGAAGGCCAGGAAGGTTACAACATTCTGCAACAGTGGTTTACCGGGCAGCAGAGCCGTCCGGTTTACCGTGCCTGGCTGGCTATGACGCTTCTCTCGACAGAAATTCCCGCAGACGTAGACAGGTGTTCGCTCTACAACGCCACCTACCTTGGCCCGGTTATGCCATGGATTGATCCGGCAAAAGAATCAACGGCCTGGAAAGGCATCGTGCGGGGTGGCGCGGGAACAGAGGCTGAATGGATACGCGCGCGCGGTCTGTCACCTCGTGAAGTGAAAAGGCAGCGCCTGCGAGAAACCGAATTCAACAGAGAGCACGGGCTGGTCTTTGACTCAGACGCCGCCAACGATAAAGGAGCTTTTCAAAATGCAAAAACTGACAGCCGCGGTCCAACGCGGGATGACGATTAACCCCTGCGCCAGCCTCGCGGGTGTGGATGCCGCACAAGGCCAGTGCTGGTACGAGATACGCGCACAGGCTCAAGGGCGCATTGAAATTTTCCTCTATGACGTGATCGGCGGGTGGGGAATTACCGCACAACAGTTCGTGAAGGACTGCAAGGAAGCGGGCGTGTTTGAAGCCAGCGCCATTGATTTACACATTCATAGTCCTGGCGGCGATGTCATGCATGGTTTTGCCATTTACAACACGCTTTCCAGGCTCAAGGCGAAGGTCGATATCTGGGTAGACGGTCTGGCGGCAAGCATGGCCTCGATGATTGTCTGCCTGCCCGGTGCAACGGTACATATGCCCGAAAACGCCTGGATTATGGTGCACAAGCCCTGGGGTGGGATTGCCGGTGACTCTGACGAGATGCGTGCCTATGCCGAATGGCTGGACCGCAATGAAGCCTTGATGCTTTCGGTATACAGCAACAAAACGGGCATGGAAACAGGTGAACTGGAAACCATGCTGAAGGCTGAAACCTGGATGAACGGTGCAGAAGCCGTTGAAAAGGGATTTGCGGACGCGCTTGAGCCTGAATTACTGGCTGCGGCCTGCATTAATCAAAACAAACTTAAGGATTATCAGAACATGCCTGAACATATCAACAGCCTGTTTACGCCACGCGCTGAAGGCACAAAACCATCGCCGCAGAATCCGGAGCATTCTGCATCACAGGCCAGCCATAAACCGACGCAACCCGCTCAGCAGATTGACGTCACCGCGCTGGCCACACAGATTCAGCAGCAAATGCAGACCGCTAATGCCGAGCGCGTCACGACTGTGACAGCGGTTTTTGAAGCGTTTCCGGCGTTTTCTTCACTCAGGGCTGAATGTATAAGTGATGTCACTTGTACCGCAGAAAGTGCGCGACGTAAGCTGCTGGATGCCCTTGGAGCAGGAACTTCGCCGCTCGGTGGTCCGGGCGCAATCCATATTCACAGCGGCAACGGTAATCTGGTGGGCGATTCTGTCCGCGCATCTATTATGTCACGCGTCGGTTTCGCCAGTGCCGAAAAGGATAACGCCTATAACGGCTATACGTTACGGGAACTGGCGCGCGCATCGCTGGTTGATCGTGGTATTGGCATCAGTGGTCAGGGTACACCGATGACCATGGTAGGTCTGGCGTTTACCCATAGTAACAGCGATTTCGGTAACATCCTGATGGACGTTGCACACAAGGCCACATTACTGGGCTGGGAGGAGGCAGAGGAGACATTTGATCAGTGGACGCGTAAAGGCACGCTGAGCGATTTCAAAACGGCTCACCGCGTGGGCCTTGAAGCATTCCCAACACTCAGAAAGGTGCGACCCGGTGCCGAATACAAGTATGTCACGCTCAAAGACAATGGCGAGCCGATTGCGCTGGCCACGTATGGAGAACTGTTCAGCATTGACCGCCATGCCATTATCAATGATGACCTTTCCATGCTGACAGATATTCCACAGAAGATGGGGGCAGCTGCTCGCTCGACCATAGGCGATCTGGTGTGGGCAATCCTCACCGGCAACCCGAAAATGTCTGACAGCAAAGCGCTCTTCCATGCCGATCACAATAACCTTGTCAGAGCAGATCTGAGCATAGAGGGACTGGATAAGGCCCGCAAAGCGATGAAGCTGCAGAAATCAGGCACACGTAATCTCAACATTCGTCCGGCATTTGTTCTGACGCCGGTGGCTATTGAGTCCCGTGCCAACCAGTTGATCAAATCCGCAAGTGTGCCGGGGGCGGACGTCAACAGCGGCATCAACAACCCTATTCAGAACTTTGCGACGGTCATTTCAGAGGCCCGACTGGATGACCAGAGCGAGACCGATTTCTACCTGACAGCGGCGAAAGGGCGGGACACCATTGAGGTCGCCTATCTGGACGGCATTGATATACCTTATCTGGAGCAGCAGCAGGGCTTCACCGTGGATGGCGCGGCCTTCAAGGTGCGTATCGATGCAGGGGTGGCTCCGCTCGACTATCGGGGACTGGTTAAAGTCACCAGCAAATAAGAACCGTCTCCGGACGGTTTTTTTATATCCGGGCGGCCTCGTCCGCTCTTTTATAATCTGGAGAAAAACATGGCGAGTAATTATCAGCAGGATGGAACAACGCTTGATTATCTGAATGAAACAGATAACGACATTTTATCAGGCGATTCCGTTGTAGTAGCGGATCTGGTTGGAGTGGCTCATGCCGACATTCCCGCAGGACTGTGGGGCGTTCTGCATACTGCTGGCGTATTTCTTCTGCCAAAGGCGGCAGAAGAAATTATAGCGGGGCAAACGCTATACCTCGTAGCCGGTAAATTAACCGGCTCAGCGCAAACAGCCGGTGACGAGGGCGAAGCGGGAACGGCTAATCCGGTGGCAGGAAAAGCCTGGGCATCTGCCGGAGCAGCTGATGAATCCGTGCCGGTGCGTCTGGGGTTCTGATGAGCCGTTTTCGTGAACGTTTGATGCGAGCAGAGGCCCGGATTAACCGGGCGTTTGCCGAAGAAATGCCCGCCATACTCTTTATCGGTGATGAGCAGCGCCCTGTGATAATCATTTTTGAATCCCCTGACGCGCCGGTGGGAGTACCCGGAGGAGGCGAAATACAGGATCACGCACCGGCTTTCAGCGCACTGACCCATGATTTAACCGGATTGTCCAAGCACGACGGCGTGCTGATCGATGGCGTCTCTTACCGCGTGACTCACGTTGGCGCTGATGCAGATGGGCGTAAGCGCGTCACGCTTGCATATGGTCGTCCGGATAAACCACAACCCGCAATAGACAGCTGGAGTTGATATGGCTCGTGAAAGACGTCTGCAGAGGGATTTACCCGTTGATATTGATGTTGATGCCATATGGAACATCGCCAAAAAAATCGGGGCAACACAAAATCAGTTCCGTGCAGCGTATTCCCGCGCTCTTAGCCGAACTGCTGCGACACTACGAAAAAAAGCAATGGCGGATTTAAAGGACGGTCTGGCACCACGAAGTATGAATTTGGTCCGCCGCAGATTGCTTTCGTTTCGTCTCAGCAAAGCTGAGAAATCAGCGCTGGATACTTTTCGAATCTGGTTTGGTCTGAACGCGATCAAAGTTAAAGACCTTAAAGGAAAAATATCTGGCCGTATGCGTCGTCGCCACAAAAAACGTGACCGTAAGACAGGGCGGTTTGCCAAATCGAGGAGGAAAGTCCAGCAAGTCGGTTTTACGCCTAAAGGTTCTCTTCTATCTCCTCAGACCTTTCTCAACGGTGAAGTGGCACGGTCACAACACGGAAACAGGCGCACTTTGGTTATCCGTGATCCGGAGACGCGCAGAACACGTGATGCTGAAATCGATATTTACGAGCCAATGCTGAACTACATCGAAGATAACGCTTTTGCCGAAGCGCTGGAGATTTTTATGCATCATTTCGAAAGCGATATACGCGGTCGCGTAAAAGCCAAAGTGTCTGTATGAGGTGAGAAATGGCTGAACCTTTGCTGATAGGTGCCTATCACGATCACGTAATTGAAAAACTTAAAACACTCGGCTGGGTAAAGGATGCGGACACTTATCCGGAGAGAGACGTACCCCGCTTTACAGGGCTCATCACGCCAGCGGTCTACTTCACGCTCAACAACTGGGAAAGCAAAGAGGGGAACGAAGGCCAGTTGAATATTGATTTGTCCTGCGATTTGTTTGTTGTTGTAGACGCTGCAGGGGCAGGTATCAGCAAGCCGGAAATATATGTGCGCACAGCCGCCGCGGATTTAACACAGTGGATAGATGGCCAGCAGTTCGGACTCGATCATATTCAGCCTGCTGTTTTTATTTCAGCTGAGCGAGATGAATTCGACCCCCGCATGGATGATTACCTTGTATGGCGTGTTTCCTTCACACAGTCCGCGGCATTCGGTAACGATCCATTTGCGCGAAACAGCGCACCACTTCGTGAAGTATGGTTGGGTAAAGCACCCGATACAGGGTGTGCACATGTTGATGATTACCAACGGATATGGGAGGCAGGGCAAAATGAGTGACATTGCAGGCGACCTTCAGCGTCGCCTGGCTAACATAGTAAGGCGCGGCGTCATTCACTCCATCCAGACCGGGAACGTGCCGAAATGTCGCGTTGATTTGGGGGAGATTGTTACGGCCTGGCTTCCTCTCTGCCAGAATTTCGCAGGTAAAAACCGGGCGGACTTCAACCCTTATGCCGTTGGGGATGCGGTTACTGTGCTGTCTGAGGCGGGCGAACTGAACAACGGTCGTGTGTTCCCGGGCTGGAATACTGGCGCAATGCCGGTGCCGGAGGCGAGCGATTCAGAGCACGTTACGCGCTACGGTGACGGGACCGAAGTGCGTTATGACCAGCTGAGCCATGCACTGACTATTACGCTGGCACAAAACGGCACTTACACAATAAAAGGCGAGGGCAGGCTGGAGGGCAACGTAGTCATTACTAAAAGTCTTACCGTTGAAGAAGATACGGAGGTAAGAGGAAAAATTGAGGCTGATGGTGATGTTTCATCAGGTGCGGAAGTGTCTGACAGCAAGGGAAGAATGTCTTCCGTGCGCGAGATATTTAATACACATGAACACAATGAGAATGGGGACGGCGGTGGCGTCACCGACGCGCCAAATCAACAAATGTAACCTGCTGTGGCAGGTTTTTTTATGCCTGGAGAAAAAATGGCTCAGCTACATGGTGTAGAAACGATTGAATTAGTATCGGGAACTGTCGCCGTTACGACCATCCAGACGGCGGTTATTGGACTGACAGGAACTGCACCTGATGCCTCAAAAGGTGTAGCGGCATCCGGCACTGCAGGCACGCCGATCCTCGATAATGTCATTGAATTTACCGCGACCGTTGAGGGGCGAGAGGGGAACATGATCAGCATTGAGGCGCTGGTGGCAGAACCGGACCCGGACAACCAAGCCGAAAGTTACACGCGGGCCATCTGGGATGAGCCGTACTCGTTAAGGATTATCCTGGGGTGCGATGAAAGCGGGGTGAGTAATGCTCTTGTCTCAGATGTGATCAGTGCAATTGATTCTGTTGGCGGCGGACAGATTACCGCCGCTGGCATCGGGGCTGGAGTGGTAATGCCTTTTAGTCTGACACTTTCCGGAGGGGAAGATGAGCCATTTCCAATTAACACCCCGGTGGCGGTAGTTGGGACAGGGATGCTTTCCCGGCTCGGTGAAAAAGGGACGCTCAAGCAGGCTCTTGACGAGATAAACGATCAACGTAACGCGCTGACTGTTGTGGTACGTGTCAGTGAAGCCGAGAAAGAGGAGGATCAACGTGCAGCTATTCTCCGTGGCATCAAAACACTCGCAGCCAGCAAATCCGCCACGACTTACCAGCCGCGGATCGTCATCGCTCCGGGATTCAGTGAGGATGATGCCGTCGGGAAAGCCCTTGAAACTGTGGCAGGGAAACTTCGGGCCGTGGCTTATGTGGACTGTGCATCCGGTGCCACGCTTCAGGATGTTGTTCATCGCCGCCAGTCCTATGGTGGCAGGACAGAACTCCTTCGCCCACGTGTCCAGGTGAGTGACGCCAGTGGTCAACTGACCTACCGTCCATATTCCGCATTTGCGGCCGGCCTTCGCGCGCGGATTGATTACGAAAAAGGCTGGTGGTGGAGTAAATCAAACCAGGAAATTTACAACATCCTCGGCGTGGAGCAGATCGACGAGTTTATTCTTGGCGATGAAAACTGTGATGCAAACCTGCTCAACATTCAGGAAGTCTCCACCATTATCAGGCATTCAGGCTTTAAGCACTGGGGAAACCGCCTCTGCTCGACTGATCCACAATGGCGCTTTGAATCTGTGCGACGCACTGCAGACGTTATCGAGGACAGCATACAGGACGCCATGCTGGAATATGTGGATCGTCCCCTCGACCGTGAGAACGCGGACGACATTATCGGAACCATTAACGCCTATATGCGTCAGCTGGTTGGCCTAAAAGCTATTTTTGGGGGGAAGGCCTGGCTGGATGAAGAGCTCAATACGGCAGAGAGCATGGCTTCAGGTGTGCTGTACATCAATTATGATTTCGGACCAAAATCACCGACTGAATTAATCAGCTTGCGTGTGAGGGTTAACAATAACTATGCGTTAGAGGAGATGCAGGCAGCATGAGCGATAAAAATACACTACGCGTCTGGACCTTCTTCCGACAGGGTATCCGTATTCAGGGCGCGCATGAGTTTACACCGCCGTCGCTGGCCGTTGTTAAAACGGACCTGCGCACTGGTGCACAGGATGCTCCGACGCCGGTTGATGACGGGATGGAGGCGCTTACATGCCAGATAAAATTTTATGGTCTGGATCTGGACATGCTGGCTTCATTTGGCTTTGTCGGAGGAAGTCGCCCCCGTTTTACTGCGTATCAGGGCTATCTGGCTAACGGCACCGCGCGTGGCACGATGGAGGAGATTGAGGGGTTTGTGCAGACCGTCACGCCTGACGCACGGGGCAAAGAAAACCTGTCTGATAATGCTATCACGGTAGACATCGCCGTTAGTTACTACCGGCAGACCCTGGACGGGCAGGAACTTTTTGAGATTGATACCGAGCGTTTTGCAAGACGTGTCAACGGCATCGATATGCTTTCAGGCCTGGCAGCTAAAGTCCGTCTCTAATGGTCCAACGTTTATTTTGATTAACGGCCTGCGGGCCGTTTTTTTATGGAGAAACCCATGAGTTACCCTTGTGTTAATCGTGTTATCAAACTTTATACACCAATTGAACTTGAGGACAGTACTGTGCTTGAGCAGGTAACGATGCGGGAGCCGCTGGTACGCGACCGCATTGCTTATTCAAAAGATCGTGGTACTGAAGAAGAGAAAGAAGCCCGAATGATTGCGTCGCTTTGTAACCTGGCTGAAAAAGACATATGGCTACTGACCGCAGCCGATTTCTCACAGCTAACGGATGCTTTTAACGTTTTTATGCTGCCGCCAGAGAAGCGTCAGAGCAAAGAATTATCCGGGCAATGAGGTTTCTGGGGCGGCGTCTGCATTATTCAATAACTGACTACCTCGATATGCCGATCAGTACATTTACTGAGTTTGTGCAGGACGAGCTGGAGGAATAGAACCGTGGCAGGAACCAGTCAGAATATGAAAGCGGTCATAAAGTTTGGCGGCAATTTAGACAGTTCTTGGAAAAGGTCTGTCAATGATCTTAACAAAAGCCTCAGCACCGTGGGAAAACAGTCTGGCAACCTGATAAAGCAGCAAACGAAGCTGGCGGCAGAAATTAAAAAGGCCAAATTATCCGGCCAGGATGTGGGAGCACTCAGAAAGCGCTACAGCGAGCTGTCACGCGAGATAAGGAAAACCGAAACCGAGCAGACAAAACTGAATGCGCAGTTACAGAAAGCGGAGCGCTTACAGCGTTTCAAAACCGCGGGTAAGGGGTTTCTCCGTAAAGGACTGAACATTGGCAGAGGATTAGGCGGAATGGTGGCACCAGGGCTGGCTATTGGAGGCGGGGGTATTGTGGCCAGCACCTTTGGCTCACTAATCGCACCTGCCGCTACCAACGCAGAAACCGCACTGCAGGCAAACGTAGCCCGAAGCTATGGCGTCGATGCCGAAACTTTTAAAGCCTGGGATAATCTGGCTAAACAGTACGATATGAACGGGGAAAACATTGCCGACCTGTTTGAAGAGTATTTGCATAAAGCCGGTGAGTATAAAGAGGCGGGTAAACAGAACGCGTTACAGGAGGCGTTTGAAACGCTGGGCTTCGAAGCCGGTGACATGCGCGGACTCAGCGGTATTGCACAGTTTGATAAGATCGTCGAACGGGCGCTCAGCCTTCAGGACGAGTCAAAATCCTCTTTTGCCCTTGATTCACTTTTTGGCGGTGAAGCCAGCAAGTTTCTTATGCTTATCAAGCAGTCAGGCAAGAGCTATCGTGAGCTCATGGATGAGCAACGGCGGTACAACCTTCTTACAAAAGAAGGTGCCGACGGCGCAGTGGAAGGCAACACGGCTTTCAATAATCTACGTACGGTTTTTACATCTGGGCTTGCTGAAATTTCCGGACAGCTTGGTTCTCAGCTTTCCCCTAACATACGTAGCCTGACCGATGATCTTGCAGACTGGTTCAAAGGTGGAGGGATCAGCAAGATAGTAAACTTTCTCCGTAATGACATGTACCCCGGCATCGTCACGTTTGGTCAGGGTATTGTCTACGTCGGGAAGATTATCTATGCGCTGGCTAAAAAACTATCCTGGCTGCTTCCTGATGAGCGAAACGATCAAAAGGACGTGCTCACAACTTTGGCTGAAAGGGGGCTTCCACTGGCAAGGCTGAGGGCAAAAGATAACGGACAAGAGGAATGGTTTGAGCAACAGTTAAAGGATAATCCTGACTTACCAGAGACGGTCCGACGATCTTATAAAAGGACTCGTGGCCGGTTCGGTTTTGACAGTGATGATCAAGCTTTTACTGAATCCTTAGCGCCTTATATCACGCCTGAAAGCATCAGCATTATTCCTTCCTGGCATAAAGCTCTTGAGCAAAATCAGCCAACAACTAATACCGGTCATCCGGTTGCCGGACTCTGGCAAAACAATCCTGAAGATTTTAGTTTTCATCCTCACTTCGAGCCCGTTAAACGCAATGGCGTTGCGACGGGTAATTCTGATGAAAAATTTTGGGAGAATTTACAGGAAAAATTAGACGGCTCGCTCGCTCAGAAGCAGGCACCACAGCTTACCGATAACCGAAAGTTTACCTATCACTTTGAAATTAATGGCGCTGCTGGTCAGGAACCACACGCTATTGGAGATGAGGTTGCTGCAGTCGTTAAACGTGATCCGGCTTTTAGCGGTGACAATAATATGTTGGACGGAGGGCTGGTGTGGTGAGTGAAATTATTCCTATTCTGGAAGAATACGGTCAGAAAAAGGCCAGTGACTTACGCGGCGGTCAGGCGGCAAAGGTTATGATGATGCTGGGTAATTTCGCTTTTTCTGTAGACACGACTGCTTATAACCAACTGAGTCGGGAAGCCAGCTGGCGCTGGAGCGAACAGGAGCGAATCGGTGGTAGGGACTTACTTCATTATACCGGCAAGCCAGCCAGAACGGTCCGGCTCGAAGGTGAGGCGCATGCATTTTTCAGAAATGGAGTCACTGCTGTCGGCGATCTGTATGACCTTGCCGATCTTGCCGAACCACAGCAGCTTGTAAGTGGTGAGGGCGATGTGCTCGGCTGGTGGGTGATCACTGATTTCTCTGAAACTACTACCCGCTTCCTTCCCGGAGGTGGTCACCGCAATAAAACCTGGACGATGGCGTTAAAACATTATGCCGACGATATATCAAACCCGTGAAGGCGATGTGCTTGATGCTATCTGTGCATCGCATTATGGCCATGACAATCTTTCAGCAGCGCTGGTCAGCGTGCTCGAAGCCAATCAGGGATTGGCGGATCGGGGGGCTGTCTATACGGCGGGCCTGATTATCTCTTTACCGGACCTGCCTACCCCCGTTAAAGAATCATCATTTAATTTGTGGGACTGACATGGGAGAGCAGACAGCAGCAGTCGAATATGCGCCTGCCTTCAGCGTAACCGCCGAGGGAAAGGACATTACCCGGGCCCTTCGCCAGAGCCTGGCTGAACTCACTTTAACGGATTATGGTGGCGCAACTGAAAAAACGGACGAGCTAAAGATTTCCCTGCTCTCTGAAACACTGGCGTTACCCTCCAAAGGCGCGAGGCTAAGAGTGGCACTGGGATTTAACGAGACGCTGACGGACAAAGGGTGGTTTGTGGTGTCCGGTGTCGCAAGCAGCGGGCCACCACGCCGTATTGAAATTTATGCCACAGCAGCCCCGATGAACGCCGAAAAGCAGCGGGGTAATGTAACCAGTCAAAAAACACGCAGCTGGGACTCTGTGACGCTAAGTGACATTGTGAAAACAATAGCTGCTGAGAATGGGCTCGTGCCTAAAGTGGCGACAGAGCTGGCAAATGAGCACATTGAACATCTCGATCAGGTATCTGAATCGGATGCTAATTTTCTATCCCGTCTGGCGCGAAGTTTCGATGCGGTCAGCAAGCCTTCTGGCGGGTACTGGCTTTTCCTCAAACAAGGTGCGGCTCAGAAGGCGTCCGGTAAGCCTGCCAAGGCCACAACGATTACGCCAGATGAGGTTTCCACCTGGTCATACAGTGAGGGCGAAAGGGGAAGCGCTAACGGTAATAAAGGGGATAAAAAAGAAAAGATTTCGGTGCGTTATTATGATGAAGCTGATGGCAAAACCAAAACGGCTGTTATCGATCACAACGGACCGGCTCTTGCAAATCCTTATACGCAGCCCGCTAAAAAAACGGCTGAAAAACAGGCTAAAGCAAAAGAAAAACAGACCCGCCGGTACGAACGTAAGATGACTTTATCTGGGCCGTGCCGTCCACGGCATATTGTCCTTAGTGCTGAATCAGGTGTGACAACGAAAGGTTTTGGGACGCGAGAGGACAAGACATGGATCGTGGAATCGCTGGTTTTTAGCCTCTCGTCAGCTGGCTTAAGTTTCACCTGTAATCTGGTGGCCGACATTCGTAAAAAATCAGGTAAAAAAGAAAAAGAGCCTGGACCCGATTATTACGGCTGAACCTCCTCAAAACTTCTACTCTGCGGATTAATCAATATGAACGGCGTAAACAGCCGGTCAGGTAAACGCCTGTCCGGAGCGGCGCATTTGCGTCAGTCGGTCAGGGATATCCTGACCACACCAATCGGAACTCGTGTGTTATTGCGTGATTATGGGAGCGATCTTTTTTCGCTGGTGGATAACCCACGTGATGATTTTACCCGTCTCAGAATAATTGCAGCAACGGCCTCAGCCCTGGCGAAGTGGGAACCACGCCTGAAAGTAACGCGCGTGATCGTATCTTTTCCGCAAAGCGAAGCAGGCTGCATTCTTGATATTGAGGGGATTAATCGTGAAAACAATTTACCCGTAACCACGGGAGGGATAAATATCTATGGCCAGTAGCGATGACGTTATCAACCTGTCAGAACTGGATGTGCCTGATGCCATCGTTGTTCCCGATGCTTCAGATATATTTTCGCGCTGGCTTGCACGGTTGCAGGAGCTTGACCCGGAGTTTAATGCTCTTGTTGAATCTGACCCGGTTTACAAACAAGGCGAGGTAAATGCTTATCAGCTTACGTTGGCTTTACAACGTGTTAACGATGCGGTCAGAGCGGTATTCCTTGCCAGCTCAACAGGAGCCGACCTCGACCAGCTGGGCGGCAATTTCAATGTTTACCGGCTGGTTATCAGCCCGGGTGATCCGGATGCCGTTCCCCCGGTAGAGCCGATCATGGAAAGTGATGATCCATTTCGGGAGCGCATACATCTTTCATGGGCTCAGCTAAACACGGCTGGCGCGCGAAACGCTTACCGCTTTCATGCGAAATCAGCCGATGAAAGCATCCTTGATGCCGATGCTTATGGCCCTTCTTCTCACGGCAGACCCGGAGAGGTTGATGTTTATGTGCTGTCGCGAGAAGGGAACGGGGAAGCAAGTCAGGCACTGATTGATAAGGTTGCAGGGGCGCTGAGCGCAGATACCATCCGTCCGCTTACGGATTATGTGACCGTAACAGGTGCCGGGATTTATGAATATACGGTTACGGCAAAACTTGAAATTCCGGACGGCCCTGATGCACAGACCGTGCTTGAAAACGCGATAAGAGCGCTTAAGTCTTACACGGTGCTCGCGCATCGTATTAATTCACTGGTCCCGCTATCGGCTATTTATGCCGCCTTACAACAGCCTGGAGTCCGGAGGGTGATACTGCTTTCACCAACGGCGGACATTGAAGCATCGACAGGGGAAGCGCCCTGGTGTGCTGCCATTGATATTACCCGCTCTTAGGGAGGGACTCTGTGACGGATAAATTTCGCTCTCTTCTTCCCCCAAATGCATTCCGGCAGGAGCGCGCGCTGGAGCAGGCAACCAGTGAGCAGCTAATGGCCATTGATACAAACATGGTCAGGAAAGTCAAAAGTGCGGCTGATTGTCCTGCACATCTTTTGCCCTGGCTTGCATGGGAGCTTGAGGTTGATTTCTGGGATGAAAACTGGACAGAAGAGGAAAAACGGCAGGTCATCGACGCTGCAGCTTATGTGCATCAACACAGAGGAACCCCAAGCGCGGTGCGGCGATCGCTCAGCGCTTTTGATATGCCGACAACGATGATTGAGTGGTGGGAAGAAAACCCGCGTCGGCCTCCATACACATTTAGGATCGAAGTCTACAGCAAGAAGGATATCGGTGAATCTTTATACCAGAGTATCCGGCGGCAGGTGGAGAGAGCAAAAAACCTACGCAGCCAGCTGACAACCATAGACGTTGTGACGGATTTAAGTTCTGAGGGTGCGTATTACATTGCGGGGGCAGTGACCGCCTGGATTGATATTGATATTGAAGCAGGAGAGTAAAATGACGGCTCCATATTACAGCATATTGACAAACCGGGGTAAGGAACTGGACGCCGCGGCCACAGTGCAGGGTAAGCCGGTAATCATTCAGGATTTTGTAGTAGGTGATGGAAACGGTAAGGCAGTTAAACCAGATCCGGCCCGTTCATCTCTTCTGAATGAAGTTTTCAGGGATAAGATTGCATCTCTAACAATTTCACCTGAGCAGGCAACGCAAATGATTGCCCAGTTAATCCTTCCTGCAGACAAAGGTGGTTTTGTTGTCAGGGAAGTGGGGTTGTTGACCGACGCTGGCGAACTCTATGCCGTGGCTAACTGTGCAGCTATTGAAAAGCCCGCCAGCGGAGTCAGTGTTTATTTGCAATTCAGGCTTGTGGTATCCGATAGCTCAAACGTGGAGCTGAAGGTCGCGACCGGCGACGGACTGTTTCTGCGAATTGACCGAAACCTCGGTGATCTGTCTGACATCAGTGCAGCCAGGGCAAATCTGGAGCTGGGAACTGCATCTGTGAAAGATGCGCAGACGTCTAAAGATGATACGACACCGGGCAGATTATTGGTAAACGGTGGGGCGCTGGCGCTGAGGAACGTCTCTGCCGGTTCTCCTGATGACGGAGGAGGTACGCACGAGTTTGCTGATGCAAATGATTTGCCGGTGAATTCAGTTAGTTTTTCTTATCTGGGAGCGATTAACGGACCAGGGTTTGAAGCTTCTGTGCTGGATTACGCAGGGCGAGCGGGAAAATACAGGACACAGCTTGCGGTTTCATACAATGGCGCAATGCGTTTTAAATTTCGCTCATATAACGGCGCAACACAGGTGTGGAACCAGTGGGATGAGGTCTACCACACCGGCAATAAACCCACTACCAGAGATATTAATGCGGTTCACGCAGGCGGCGGTAAAGGTATGGCCGCAGAGGGTACAAACCAGATAACGTTGGGTTGGGACAGCAAACAACTGCTGGCACAGATTGATAGCACACCATTAGGTACTGTTTTTAATGAATTTAATCCCCCCACACCTGAGCAGGTCGGTGCTTATCCCCGTTCGGGTGGATATCTGGATGAAAACGCCAGCGTGACAGCTATTTCAGATTATACAGATGCCTCTGTAGGCGACGTTTTATACGCACCGGGCTTTCGTGTCTGCTTAAAAGGGCGCGGCGGGGATATGGATTTTGCCGACGGTGCATCGTTTTACATGAGGATAGTCGAAGATGTCGGCACCATGGCTTATGGTGAATTGCTATGGGATGGTTTCAGCACAGTTAAATCATTCAAGTTTTTCCAGACCGGCACATTTGAGGCACCTGGAAATGTACAGGCCGCAGGAGCACTATTTGAATCGGGCGGACAGGTTCGGGTTTATTCATCAAATAATCCACCTCCGATAGATCTGCCCGCAGGTGCACCAGTTCCCTGGCCATCTGTCAATCCTCCATCCGGCTGGACAGTTTGTAATGGCAGTTCTTTTGACACGGCGGCCTATCCCCTTCTGGCTGCTGCATATCCTAATGGCGTTTTACCTGACTTACGCGGCGTTTTCATCAGGGGCTGGGATAACGGTAGAGGCATCGATCCGGGGCGCGGGTTAGGTGATCTCCAGTGGAGCCAGAACCTTGCGCATTCTCATTGGGTCAACGTTTACCGTGCAGGGCTTAACCAGTACCACGTGAGCATGGATGACGTCTGGTTTGGCTTCCAGGATGAGCAAACATATTCAGAAGGTGGCAATGAGGCGCGACCGGTAAACGTTACATTTAACTATATAGTGAGGGTGGCATGACAAACCCAAAATATTCGTTCGAAATACAAAAGGCGGTAATAGGCGATAACGGTCTGGCAGTAAAAGCAGGCTGGGCAGAGGTGTATCAGGCCGACCCTCAAACGCGCGAATTTGCCGGAGTAGAAATGGTTTATGTTCTGGCGGGGTTCGGGCTTCCGGCAATGGCTTTTAGGGAGCGGCCTGTGCTTCCCAAAAAAGGCGGCATGGCAATTTTACGAAGTGAGGACGGACAGAAATGGGAAACCGTCGAAGATAACCGTGGCGTCACGGTTTACAGCACTAAGACAGGTGAAGCCAAGCTGGTGGATTATATCGGGCCGGTAATGGAGGGATGGACACTTCTCAGCCCCTCGACAGCCTTTGACACATGGAACGGTACTGCGTGGATAACTGATAAGGAAGCACAAAAGAAGTCGGCGTTAACCCTTTTTCAGAAAGAACTTGATATGCGGATTATGAAAGCCAGTTCTGTAATCAATCAACTTGAGCGCGCTGTAAGGCTGGGGATGGCAACTGAAGAAGAAAAATCTACCCTGAACGCCTGGGAGATATATAGCGTGTTACTTCATCGCGTGGCTCCGGATAACCCTCAATGGCCACCGCTACCGGAGTTAGGCTCAAGTGGTTCTCGTGATAACCAATCAAAGATAATTAACCCGGCTGATTGATTCTTTCCCTGCTAAGAAACTGCCCTGGCAGCTCTTTTATACGCGGCCAATAAAAAAAGCCCGGAATTTCGGGCTTTTTTTCATCTGCTTTAATCATAGCCGCCTTCATTATATTGCGGGCTATCGCCTGGCCGATCCCTTAACCAAAATGCAACCCCCACAGCTATAAGAATGGCCAGAATTATAATTTTAAAGGTCATGCTAAGTTCCCTGGTGTCAGCGACCAGTTAATCTTATAACCACAAAGCTTGTGTGTGTAATCGAATGTACAGATCAATTACGGGATAATGATCGGTCAAAACGATCAATCTTAATTGCTTTAACCGAAACTAATTGTTTTTAAATCATAGGTTTTACAATTCTCACAACTGATGTGTGTCGGCTTTCACTTATTATTAACTTCTCCGATTTTGGATTTGGCATTAAGTCATTTTTTGAAGATGGCTATGAGCCTTTTAAAAGCGGCGTAGAGTATTAATGAGTAAATGAGAAGCACCACGATCAACGTAGAAAAAGTGACGGGGTCTGATTCACTTTCATAGTTGTCGGTCATAAGGCCGTGAAAGTGCGAGTATGACCAGTCGACTATTGCCTGGGTTAGCGAATTGAGAGGCATTTTGTAAGATGAAAGCCAGAAAGCTAACGCGAAGCACACTATAAACAACGCGGTATTTTTAACGAACTTGGCATTTTTCAAAATCATATTTCCCTAAAACATCGACTCTTCCGTAAACAGACAGTGCCAGACTTCCTCTGTGAATAGTGGTTTTGCGTCGGCCAAGCAGAGAGCGCCTCACTGTCTGAAAATCAGTCGGTTTGTAAAATGTTATACACCCCTGGCTTATTCCGGAGCCATCTGGCCTCACAGGATGCAGGCGAAAACTGCCTCTGGAAATGCCGTTAATATAGACGCTGTCGCTCATAGTTTTATCACTAAACAACCCGAACCACTGATCATGCCGGTTTCCCGAAATCTGATCCCATACAGCCGCTCTTACCCGATTACCGAAACTGCCCTCTGGACGGTCCACTATCCAGTATGTGCCGACGGGGATCGCGCTGTTTTTGAAAAAGGTACAGTTCGGGTCATTCGTATATGGTTTGTCTCCGCTAAAGACCGGAAATGTGCCTACTCCATAGACATGCAGCTTGGCTTCTCCACCACTTTTGGTCAAATCCTCATAACTCATTCTCATAATCTGCATATTAATCCCTTTAAACAGACTGCTTAGTTCAGCCAATGATAATCACATATTGTACCTAAATCCTACCTGGTTATTTATCAGGTTCATTTCTGGCCCTTAACATCTCTCAGCCACGCGCTTAAAAATAAATTCCTTTTAGTACCAACACCTTTACAAAATTCATAACCGCGGCGGCTTGATCACTTTCGCAGTATGATATTACTGTAATTATATACAGTATAAAATCGGAGGGTAGAAAAATGCCCCGTGACTACGAAATCATGATTGCCTTTCGGCAGGCTATTAAGCGCGACTGCGAAGGCCGTTACACACTCAGCACACTCGACTTTGTTAGGGAACTTGATCGCCTTAACTGGCATTACACGCTACGCGCCGCTAACAAGTGGATAGAGACACACACAACCACCTTTCGCGATATTTCAACGTCAGAGGGTGAGGAACGGGTGTTCCAGGTTTTTAACCCGAATGGTGGCTTCTGA